CTGTTACTTTTGGGTGGTGTGATGGCGGAACTGTAGAGGGTAAATTTGCAAGTGGTTTATTAAATACTATGATTGAGACGCAGCGCAGAGGCATTAACGTATCTAGTAGTATTCGTGTTCAGGGCAATCAGATAGCCCGTCAGCGTCAATCCTTAATTGATTATTGGTATGACAAGATGAATACAGATTGGTTGATGTGGGTTGATTCTGATATCGTAATGACAGTAGATGCATTTCAGTTGTTGTGGGATTCTGCCGACAAAGTTTCTAAACCTTTAGTAACAGGTGTTTACTTTGTAAGCCAAGAAAACGAACAAAGTTTGATGGAGCCAACTCCTGCAATTTACATGAATACTGATAGTCCTTATGTCACCAGAACTATTCATCCACTACCGCCAAATCAGTTAATTCCAATTGACGTTGGTGGTTTTGGTTTTGTGCTAATGCATAGATCCATTATTCCTAAAATTCGTGAAGTTGCTGGAGAGTTTTCTGTGTTTGGTGAAAATCAACAACCAGCAAATAAATTTATTAGTGAGGATGTATCTTTCTTTAGAAAAGCACAACAGGCTGGTATTCAGGCGTATGCTCATACTGGTGCACACCTACAACATTTAAAAACCTTTTCTCTTGATATTAACTACTACAACATGTACTGGACTGGTGTTGCAGATGGTAAGATCAGAAGAAAACAAGATATCAAGAAATAAAAGTTGCGGGTATTGCATAGTGGTAGTGCGTAACCTTGCCAAGGTTAATGTGCGGGTCCGATTCCCGCTACCCGCTCTATGAAAATATGCAGTAAGTGTAAACTTGAATTAAATGACTCTGAGTTCTCTCCTTCGTCTGGAGGAAAATATTTAAGACCTGAGTGTAAAACTTGTGCAAAAAAACTTGCAAAGCGCAGAGAACAATTAAAAGAACAATATAATTATCCAGATACAAAATATGTCTGTCCAATATGTTTAAAAAATAAAGACGAGTTAAAAGGGTCTGGTGGAAATGCTGGTGTTTGGGTTATAGATCATAATCACGAAACGGATTTTTTTAGAGGATTTTTATGTCACAACTGTAATCGCGGTATAGGTGTTTTTCAAGATGATATATTAAGATTAGAAAGAGCAATAAGGTATTTAAAAAATGAAGAAGTATAGTAAAGAAATTTTAGATAATGTAGATAAAGTTAGCAGTAGCATGGGCTTACCAAAAAATCACAAAAACTATTTACGTTTGATAAAAGATTCAGGTCATAATTTTTATCCAAAAGTAATTTATGATATTGGTTCTTGTGTTTTACATTGGACTTATGCTGCACAAGAAACATGGCCTGATGCTAAAATTATTTTGTTTGATGCCACAGATATTTTTGAAGAGTTGTATGTAAAAAAAGATTACGAATATCATATTGATGTTTTAAGTAAAACCTCAAATGAGATAGTTAAATTTTATCAAAACAATGAAATGTTTGCTGGTAATTCATACTACAGAGAAAATCCAAAGTACTGTTCAGCAGCAGAGACTTTGTTTGATGAATCAAAAATTATAGAACTTCCCACAATAACTTTAGACGACATTGTAAAGATTAGATCTTTTCCTGCACCAGATTTAATTAAGATTGATGTTCAGGGTGCTGAATTAGATGTATTGATGGGTGCAGATAAATCTTTAGAAACCTGTAAGCATTTAATTGTTGAGTTAAGAAGTGTGGAATACAACATTGGCTCCCCAGAAAAAGAAAAGATAATTGATTATTTACAAACCAAAGGATTTAAAAATTTAGGAATGTTTTGTGACAATGGTCCTGATGGCGATTATCATTTTATAAAAGATTAAACTATGTCTCATATTTAGTTTTATCTTTAAATTTATCCTGTAATAAATTTTTTTCAATAGTTAAAAATGATTCATCGTCTGTTGAAAGAAATGGTATGTCGCTATTTTTATAGTCATTTGATATCTCATCAAACCTTTCTCTGTAATAAACCTTGACATCTTTTATCTCTTTACCACCCACCTTAAAAATATTTCCATACAAAGATCTCCAAAAATTAGCAGGGCAGTATTGAACAATCTCTGCTAGTTTACTTTTTACCATTGGCATTGGGGTATGTGTCTCATAACTTAAAGGTTCTTTGATACCCATTCTTTCAAGTTTTGCGTAGGTTGATCCTAATTTACCTATGTAGTTTGCATCCATTTTTAATTTTTTATACCGTTCTATTTTTACTGAAAGCAGCCCCTCATGATAATACGGAATTGTATTTATTTTATTTAATATAAAAAAATCATCATTCATGAGAATAAAATCTTCTGGTATATCTTTTGATTTTACAATTGCATTTAAATTTTCTACAGCATTTTTATACTTACTAGAATTTTGTTCTATTGATACATTATCGCCTTTGTACCAGTTTGGAATCCCGCCAACAATCCAAATATTAGAATCTGGAAAACTGTGAACCACAGATCTTATGGAGTATCTTAGTTCATTATTTTTGCCACCACGACATATATACACAAAATTCATATCAACCCCGTTAATAATTATAGCATGATATAATATTTAGAAGTGGAGGAAAATTGGCACGAATTAGTTTCTTGGGAAATTTTGAAGTTTCTCATTCAAGTGAAAATCATCATGCGTCTTCATTAGAATCGCTTGGTCATACTGTAATTAAGTTGCAAGAACGAAAAGCAAAAGCAAAATTTATTTTTGACGAGGCATCTCAATCAGATTTATTTATTTGGGTACACACTCATGGTTGGCAGACTCCTGGCAACATGGATATGGTTGATGTTTTAAATGAATTAAAGAAGAGAAAAATAATAACCATGACCTATCATCTTGATTTATGGTTTGGAATTGAACGTGAAAAAGATCTAAAGGGTGACAGTTTTTACACAAACATAGGACATTTTTTTGCAACCGATAAATTAATGTGCGATTGGTTTAACGAAAATACAAGTGTAAAAGGTCATTTTATGCCTGCTGGAGTTTATGATAAAGAATGTTACATACATAAAGATTATGATTCAAAGAATTTTGAGAATGAAATAATATTTGTTGGTAGCAGAAGATATCATCCTGAGCATTGGTATCGCCCCAAACTGATAGATTTTTTAAAAGAAACTTATGGCAAAAAGTTCTTACACGTTGGTGGTGATGGTGATACTGGAACAATTCGTGGAGAACCCCTTAATCGTATTTATGCAAAAAGTAAAATAGCAATAGGAGATAGTTTAAATATAAATTTTAAATATCCTTACTATACTAGCGATAGATTGTTTGAAAGCACAGGTCGTGGTGGATTTACTATTTATCCTAGCATAACTGGTCTTGAAAAATATTTTAACAAATATGAGATTGTCTGGTATAAGCATGGCGATTTTGATGACTTAAAACAAAAAATAGATTATTATCTTGATAATGATGATGAGCGTGAGTTGATAAGAGAACTTGGACACAAGAGAACAAAAAACGAACATACATATGTGCATAGATGGAAAAGTATTTTAGGAGAACTTGGTTTATGATAGAGATGGTAAAGACAAAGATTAATAATGAGTATGAAATAGTTTTACCAAAGCATCGTGCAGATCGTCCTGAATGGTATACAGAAAAGGGTTGGGAAAAAAATAGATTACGATCAATGCATAAAAACCTTAAATCGGGAGATGTTGTTTATTATGTTGGTGGTGAAGAAGGTGAGATGGTTGCTCTTTGTCAAATGTGGGGAGCAGAAGTAGTTATATTTGAACCTAATCCAAAAGTTTGGTCACATTATCCAGTGTTGTGGAAAGCAAACAATCTTGAAATACCCGCTGTCTGTATTCCTGGATTTGCGTCTGATAAAAATAACAATTTGACCAGAGTATATAATCGTGAATGGCCACCAGAGGTAGAAGCAAAAATAGAGTCAGCACATGGATTTAAAGAGTTGCATAGTGAGGGAGATAAATATGGGCAAATCACAATTGATTCTTGTGTTTACGAATATGGATTGCAGCCACCAACTGCCATATCTCTTGATGTTGAAGGCAGCGAGTGGGCTGTTTTAACGGGAGCAGAAAAAGTTTTAACAAACCACAAACCAAAAATTTGGCTGTCTGGTCATCCAGAATTTATGATTATGTATTGGAATAAATACCTTTGGGATCTTAGATACTGGTTAATGCAAATTGGATATAAAGAAACTATGTTAGATTATCAACACGAGGTGCATCTGTTTTATGAGTCAGCCTAAAGCATATATATTTTCTTTAAACCCGTTGGATACAGCAGATGGGAAATGGGATTATGGTTTATTAAGAGAGACCTTCAAGCGTAAAAAGGTAACTGAAATATCTACATCCACCTTACCCAAAGAAGATAGGGCTTTTGTTGTAATTCCTGGCGGTGGCAATGCTGGCAAAGAAAAAGAAATAAGCGGAGAATTATCTAACATTAATCGTGTTGTATTGTTTATGACTGGAGATGAGTGTGCATTGTTTGATGTAAGTAAAATAAAGCACAAAAATATATCTATTTGGATACAGACTCCACATGATAAACATGAAAAATACAATAAGTTTTTTCTTGGACCCGCATCCCATATAAAAAATAACATACCTCAATACACCGAAAAAAAATATGATTTATATTTTGGTGGGCAAATAACTCATCAACGCAGACAAGAGTTAGCAAGGATCATGCCACACATGAAAAACTCGTTATACAGGCCCACAGAGGCCTTTGCACAGGGTGACCCACCTTCTGAGTACTTCAAAAACTTAGCAGCCTCTAAAGTTGTTCCCTGCCCTTCTGGTGCGGCAGTGATAGATAATTTTAGATTTTTTGAGGCCTTAGAAATGTTAGCACTGCCAATTGGTGACTTAAAAGACGCAAGAGGCAAAGAAATGAATTATTATGAATATTTATATGAAAAGTCAGTACCAGTTCCTCTTACTCATGACTGGCACAAACTAGGACACATAATGATAGATGTAATGAATGATTATCCTGCTAACATGCACAGGGCTGTTTGTTGGTGGATTAAATATAAAAGAGATTTTGCTAACAAGATAATGGAACATTATTATGCACATTAACGATGTAACAATTATTGTCGCTACCTCTGTTTTGCCAAGCCATCCAAGTACTAAGATTATTGATGAAACAATTCTTGCAATAAGAAAACATTTTCCAGAAAATGAAATAATTATGCAAGTTGATGGTTTAAGAGAAGAACAAGAAAATCGTAAACAAGATTATGATGAATATAAAAATAAAATATTGTGGAAGTGTTTGCATGAATGGGATAATGTATTACCAATAGTATTTTGTAATCACAGTCATCAAACCACAATGATGAAAAACACAATTAATTTAATTCAAACTTCTTTGCTTCTTTATGTGGAAGGAGATGCGCCACTTACAGAAGATTTTATAGATTGGCAAAGTTGTTTAGACATGTTTGAATATGAAAAAGCAAATACAATTAGGTTTCACTTTGAATCAAGAATACCAAACGAACATAAACACTTAATGTTTGGATTAGAAAATGGTTTTATGAAAACTTCTCAATGGAGTCAAAGACCTCATTTATCTAGTGTCTCATACTACAGAAATATAGTTTTACCAAATTCTTGGGATAATAATTTTATTGAAGATGGTTTTCATGGCAAGGTTGTTGAAGATTGTAAAATTTACAAAGATTTTGGTTGGGATACACACAAACTTTGGATATATCATCCACAAGGATCAATAAAAAGATCATATCATTTAGATGGTCGTGAAGGTACTAGAAAGTTTACTTCAGACGATTTAGCCTGGGGATTTAAAGAATGAGACTTGGTATCATAGCAAGATCAGACAATACTGGACTTGGAAATCAAACAAGAGAATTGGTAAAGATGTTAAATCCAGAAAAAATTCTTTTGATTGATTCATCATTTTTTAATAAAAATATACAGCATCCTAACTGGTACGATAATTATAACTATGAAACAACAAGATTGGGATTTCCTAAACGTGGTGAAATATTAAAATTTCTACAAAATTTAGATGTTGTACTATCCTGCGAAACATTTTATTCTTCTATGTTTGTTGATTTGGCAAGAGATAACAGGGTTAAAACTGTTCTTCAATACAACTATGAATTCTTAGTCAATGTACAAAATCCAGAAGATTCTTTGCCAGATGTGTTTATTGCACCAAGCCTTTGGAAATTTGATAGGATGCAAGAACTTTTTTCAGACAAAGTAAGGTTTGTTCACTTACCACCCCCTACAGAAATATCATTATTTGATAAAGCCAGAAATGAAAATCTATTCAAAACTAATAACAAGATTTTGCACATTGCTGGTAAAATGGCAGCAAGAGACAGAAATGGTACTAATACGGTATTAGAAATGTTAAGGTATTCTAGAGAAGACTACAACCTAGTTATAACCTCTCAAACCGAATTTGAAAGTAAACCAAAAGACTCTAGGCTCACAATCTTTGAACAAAACATTAAAAACAGACAAGACTTGTATGTGGGTTATGACGCAATGATTTTACCAAGAAGATATGCTGGTCTCTGCTTGCCCATGAATGAGGCTTTGATTAGTGGACTTCCAGTTTTTATGACAAACCTTTCACCTAACAATACCATATTACCAATTGATTGGCTTATAGATGCAAAACAGATTGGTCAATTTAGGGCTAAATCTATAATTGATGTTCATGAGGGAGATCCAGTTCAGTTAGCCAAACTTGTAGATAATTACATTTCTTTAACTAAAAAACAAAAAACAGAGATGAAAAAACAAGCATTAGAAATAGGCGTTGAACATTTTTCTTCAGAGATTCTTAAAGATAAGTATTTAGAGTTATTTGATTCATTAATGTAAAAGCGGGCCTATTTCTAAGCCCGCTTATTTTTACTAAAACTGTTTATTTTTTAACAGTCTTTTTCTTTGTTGCCTTAGCCTTACTAAGTGCTTCTGCAACAGCAGTTGCTGCTGGTAAACGACCAAATGCTGGATCGTTTGGATTAATTGCACGTGCTGCAACTGGAATAATTGCTCCCACTAATGCTGCCCACAAATCTTTTGGATCTGTTACACCTGCAACGTAAAGTGCTGATGCTGCACCAACTACTGAACGTCCATATGATGCAAGCATTGCTTTTAGTTCTTTATTTGTCATTCTACCCTCCTAGGATGTGACCTTTATAAGTATAGCATAGCCAGCCCAAAGACCCATAATTCCCGCTACGCCAGCAAATGCCGACGGGGCTGGAACTGGCATTTTGAATGCAGCAAATATAATGCCACATCCAAAACCTGTAATTAAGGATAATATAATATGTTTTATTTTAAAACTCCTTTAACGTCTATCAAAATCTTCCTCTGGTAAAAACTTTTTTAGTTCTTGAATTTCTTTATGTATTTTTTTAATTGTAAAATCTGAAACTGACAATATTCCATTTTCTAATTTTTCTTGTTTATTAAAATATTCAAATTGAGGATTCACCTCAGATACAAATTTTTTAATTCCTTTTTGAACATTCTCAATGTATTCAAAAGCCCAATCACGAGAATCAGAAAGAAACTTAATAAAGTTTTTAGTGTGTACGTCAGGATCAACCGTTGAATTCCTGAATGTTAAAAAGTCGCTCTCTGCTTTTTGTAATTCAGATCTAGCAAGTACAAGTTCTTTAAGTACTTGTGTTACTTTTCTAAGTTTAAAAATTGCTGAGACATAGGCTAATCCAAAAGAAACTGTTAAAACTGCAAATAAAACAACTAATATTTCCATAACTCTATTGTACCCTAATTTGGTAAGTTTGCATTACTTTAATGGCTGCCTTGTAATTAATACGACAGCACCCTCCATTTCTAAAGCCTTTTTTACGACAGTTACATATTTTACTGCCTGTATTTTTTCGTCATGAGTCAGTGGCAAAAATGATTTCTCATCTAATTTTATTGTAAGAAAATGTTCATTGTCAACAATCGATATAGCAAAATTTTGAGGTGCAGGTATAGAATGAAATGCTCTTCGCATATTATCTGTATACATGCTACTCCATAGTTAGAGACTGCCAAGTAATTGACCAGTCTTTTTTAGATTTATGATTGTTAAACTCTTTTGATATTTCGCCATCTTCTAAATAAACACCACCCCAAATCCCCCACTCTTTACCAGATACTCCTACAGCAAAACATTTTCTTGCTACAGGACATGATCTACATAAAGAATCAACAAACTCTCTTGTCTCTGGTTTGTCTTCGTATGTATCAAAAAATATATTTGTATCAGATCCTAAACATAAAGCCTCATCTTTCCAAAGGTGCTGCTTCATGTTTACATCCTATACTTATTCGGTATATCCCATCCAATGCTAGTAAGTGGATAAATTGTCTGGACGTACCATTGACCACCCACCCT